GTGGCTCTAGCTCTGGCTGGTCGTGGCTGGGGGAAGTCTCGGGCCTCCGGTGAATGGTTGATTGAGCAAGTAATCAAGCATCCCTACGACAGGTCCGGTGCTCCCACGGAGTGGTTGCTCATCGCGGAGACGTTGGCGGACGCTCGTACAATCTGTATCGAGGGACCAGCAGGCATCAAGCGCATCTTGGATAGACGCAAGGTCGCTTTCCGGTACAAGCAGTCACCGCGCCCCATGATCCTTTTCCCTGATGGGCAGAAGATCTATGCGGAGGGTGCAGATGACGCTGATGTCGGGCGCGGGTATAACGCGTCTGGAGCGGTACTGGACGAGGTCTGCAAGTGGATCAACCCGTATGACTCCTGGTACGAAGGAATTCTCCCATCGCTGCGGGCGGATCTCATCAACGATCATCCCCGTGCGTTCGTCGCCACAACTCCTAAACCGATCAAGATCATCCAGGAATGGGTTGGTACGGACGACGGGTCGGTTCACCTTATGGGTGGATCAACCTTCGACAACGCGGCGAACCTTTCGTCGTTCGTTCTCACGGCTCTGGAAAAGAAATACCGGGGCACTTCCATCGGGCAGCAGGAGCTTTACGGAAAGGTCCTGGAGCTTGCCTCCGGTGGACTATTCAAACGCCTGGATATCGTCAACAACCGCGCTGCCTTTATACCGGACGACGAAAAGGTTGCCCAGACTGTTGTGGGTATGGACCCCAACCTCACCGGAGAAGACGCGCAGACGGGGATTGTGGTGGCTTGCCGGACGACGGCGGGACACATCTATATCCTCGCCGACCGCACCATCCAGGGAGCGGGACGACAGGCGGCCCTAGCAGCATGGCGTGCCGTGGCCGAGTTCAACGCGGACATCCTGGTGTACGAGGAGAACCTCGGTAAGCGCTTCCTCCAGGAGGTACTCCAGGACGCCTACAAGGAGTACCGGGAGTTGGGCATGTTCCCGGAGAACTCCTCGCCACCAATGAAGGGTGTTCACTCTAAGCACGGGAAGAAGACCCGCGCCGAACCAGTGGCAATGCGCAGCGAGCAGGCCACGTTGCACTTCATGGGTGACATGGATGAACTGGAGGACCAGTGCGTCATGTACGACCCGATGTCTCCAGGCGATTCCCCTGACCGGATGGACGCGATGGTCCATGCGTGTATCTGGCTGATGCAGGGAGAAAAGAAGAGAATGAAGATCGGAGACCCGTCCGGTTTCCACCTTCCGCTGGACTTCTACGACCTCAGCAGCTTCGGTCCGGATCACCGCTTCTAGCCTGGCATCTACCACTTGTGCAAAAGGAGGCTTTATAGTATGGCCATGCTGGTGATCAGCCTTGTGCTGGGTGCCCTGGCGGTGACGCGGGTTACTCGGCTCCTGGTTGATGATCGTCTGACACTTGGTTACCGCGTCTGGGTCAGGACGAAGTGGGGGGAGAGTTCGCTCCCCGCCTACTTCGTGGACTGTCCTTGGTGTACCAGCATCTGGGTGTCAGCGCTGGTCATGCCAGGTGCTGTCTTGTGGCCCAATCAGTGGGTTATAGCAGCCCTTGCTATACCGGCTATGTCCATGGTGGCGGGGCTTGTCCTAGATCGGGAGTAAACGTGGTTCTCGGGCGGCAGCGGAAGGTCATTACCAATCAGATGACCCCGCCCCCACATGAGGCACCGAAGTCCCTGGTTGCTGCCGCCGCAAGAATCAGCCTGACCGGGCAGAAGACGTGGCTGAACTACCGCTTCGGTGACAACACGTGGCAGGAAGAGTGCTGGCGTCTCTACGACGTGATCGGTGAGCTTCGCTTCGCCGCGTCGTGGGTAGGTTCGGCCTGTTCTCGGGTCCGGATCTATGTCGCTGAGGTTGACAAGAATGGCCGTGTACAGCAGGAGACAAAGAAACCGAAGATTGCTGCACTTGCTGACACTCTTTTTGGTGGTCCGCCTGCTAAGTCTGAAGCCCTTCGCATGCTGGGTATCAACCTCACAGTTGCCGGTGATGCGTACATTGTCGGTAAGGCTGGCTCTGAGGACGATCCAGATCAGTGGTTCGTCGTCTCCTGCTCCGAGTTCAAGCGCTACCGGGGGCAACTGAGGTATGAGTGGTCAGACGGAACGATGGGAACCGTCGATGAGGGCGACATCATCATTCGGGTTTGGACGCCTCATCCCCGTAGGCATATTTGGGCGGACTCCCCTGTACACGCGGCAATGCCCATGCTGTGGGAGATCGAGCGACTTACTCGCTATGTCTTCGCCCAGATCGACAGTCGACTGGTCTCGGCGGGTCTCCTGCCTATTCCGAAAGAGGCCAGCTTCGTAGATGACGACGACGAAGTCACCGGAGCCGAGGGACTGACTGCCCACCTGATGCGGGTGGGCTCCATGTCCCTGAAGGGTGAGGGTACTGCTGCCGGTGCCATGCCCACGGTGGTGGAGATGCCCACCGAGGCGCTGGGCAAGATTCAGCTAGTGCAGTTCAACTCGGAACTGTCTCAGCAGGCTCGGGAGCTTCGCCAGGAGGCGATTGCCCGGTTCGCCACGGCCATGGACTTTCCGCCAGAAGTGCTAGGCGGCACTGGAGGCACCAACCACTGGTCCGCGTGGCATATCGAAGAGTCTGCGGTGAAGATTCACATCGAGCCGTTGATGACCCGCATCTGTGACGCGCTGACCACTGCGTACCTTCAGCCTGCATTGAAGGTCCTTAAGGAAGATGAAACCCGTTTCATTTTCTGGTACGACACTGCCCCACTGACGGTGCGTCCCGAACGGCTCAAGGACACCCTCAACATGTTCGAGAAGGGCCTTGTCTCCGCTGAGGCAGTTCGGATGGCGGGCGATTACAAGGAGTCTGAGGCCCCTAAGGAAGACGAAGACCTGATGCGGTTCACGCGTGAGCTTATGCTCCGCGACCCGAACCTTCTTCAGTCTCCTGCGATTCGTAAAGTAGCTGGCTACACAGACGACGTGCTTCCCCCAGACGCCCAGGTAGCTCCAGCAGCAGGGGCTCCAGGCGCGGGTCCGCCGCCACCTCCGGCTCCTCCGACAGGTATCCAGCCGACTGGGCCAGCGCCCCTGCCTCAAGGATCAACAGCCGAAGGCGCTCCTCCTCCGGTGGAGGGAGCGAATATGGTGGCTGCCACTTCGGTTCCTCCATCAGTAACGACCTTTGTAGTTGCGAATGCGGTTGCATTGCGGGCACTTGAAGTAGCCGGGAAAAGGCTCCTGACCCGAAATGAGCGGGACAAAGTACACGGAGTTGCACCCGAGGCACTTCATACACGCATTCGTGTCACTGGACCAGATCACGCAGGCAAACTGCTTTGCGGAGCCTGGGACCACCTGACCTCCCTGGCTGCTCACTTGGGCATGGAAGACACCGATGTCCTGGCGCTGAAGAACACGCTCGACGGATATTGTACCCAACGGTTGCTGACCGGTGAGGCACACGATCCGAAGGCGCTGTCCATCTCCATGCAGGAGCGAGGGCTCCTCGATGTCGCGGCATAGTGATGAGCAGGGACTCTACGACGTAGTTACTTCAACCTTGAAGTCATGGTTGACCAAGGTGAAAGACGCGGTGATGCAGCCGTGGCGTACATACGGGGGAAGCCCAGATCCGAGAGCCGTTTACCAGGTCCCGTGGGAGACGGACACCATCCTCACCGAACTGGGCAAAATCTCCTTGCGTGCCTGGTCCCAGGCTTCCGATGTTCCACCCGTGTCCCGGCACGCGTTCGTGATGAGTTCGCTGGCCCAGACGCAGAACTTCCTGGTACGCATCCCCGACGAGACCGCTGACCTGATCTTCGCTGAGATCACCGATGCGATCAACGAAGGCAACAACACATCCCAGATAGCAGCCCGCGTGGACAGGATCTTGACGTGGACGGGAAGCGAATACTGGCCCCACCGTGCTCGTGTCATAGCTATCACGGAGACCACCCGAGCGTATGGTGCCGCAACCCTTGCCGCAGGCATGGAACAGAGCCGAGTCACCGGGAAGCTGCTTTCCAAGCGGTGGCGCTCCGAAGCCGACAGTCGGGTCCGAAGCAGCCATCGAAGCGTTAATGGCGAAACGATCCCTTTGACCGCCATGTTCCGAGTGGGACTAGACATGATGCTTTATCCAGGTGATCCTCTAGCATCAGTAGACGAAGTCGCTGGTTGTCGCTGTGACCTTGAAATCGTGGACGGAGGGTAGCCATGGTCGACCCGAACCCGGCACGTGGAATGCCCATCCAGTTGCAGCGGTACTGGCTCCTGGGCAAGGGTGCCGCCAAGATCAGGTGGAACACTCCTGGTGACTTCAAGCGCTGCGTACGAGCCCTGGCCACCAAGTTCCCGAAGAACCCGGAAGGCCTGTGCAACATCCTGCACACCAAGGCCACCGGAGGTCCGCCCGGTCACGGGTCAGCAGAGAAGCACCTGACCGCTGCCGCTCAGTCCCTACTCGACATGCAGGACCTGGGAGACATGTGGGTAGGGTGCTTTGCACCCATCAACCTGCCGACCACGGAGCCCAACGTTGTCCGAATCTTCGAACCCGGTGCGCTTGACACTCGGCCGCTGCCGCTTCCTCTGTCCTGGCGAAAAATGTCAACACCCCAGGGGCACAGTGGTTCTGTCGTCGTTGGACGGATGCTCGGAACCAGTGTCGGTCCCGATCACCTCGGTGACGATTACATGTTTGCATGGGGAGACTGGCTCAGCGCAGACATCGTTCCCGAAGTCACCGAAGCTCGCTACCTGGTCAACCAAGGTGTCATGGGTCCTTCCCTGGACCCAGGCGGTCCGGTTGTGGGCACTGTTAACCCCGAGACCGGTGCCATTCACATGGCCCGGTACACGGTGGGGGGCGCGACGCTCGTGGCAGTCCCGGCGTTCTCTCAGGTGGGTATCTACGACCTGAACCCGGACGGGGACTGGGACAGCGAGGACATGGAGGGCGATTACGCCGCCATGATGGAGGAAGACTGCGGCTGCGAGGAGTCGCTCGTTGCGGCGGTGAACTCCAGCGGCTGGCGGGGGATGCCACTGGCACCCCGTGAGGCTGTCTTCGACAACGACGACGCGATTCTGCGGATCACCCAGTGGGCTGCCCAGGGTGGGGGTCAGCCAGACCCGAAGCTGCTGAACAAGATGTTCATGTACCGGGACCCGCAGGCTGCCCCCACCGACCCCACCAGCTACCGGCTTCCCGTAGGAGACATCGTCTCCGGCAAGCCGACCCTCATTTACCACGCCATCTACGCGGCGGCTGCCCTGCTCTCTGGAGCACACGGCGGGCTGCCGAATGTCCCAGATCAGGAGAAGGCCCAGCTTCGCGGTGTTATCTCCGAGATCTACCCTGAGATGGCACGAGCGTTCAACGATTCATCCATCAGGGCTCCGTGGGATCAGCCTGCGGACGTCGCGGCAAGAGAGCAGGGAGGCGTGACCGCAGCCATGGCTGGGCCAGCAGAGCCGTACGGCGACGTGAAGTACGCCGACCCCGGCTACCGAGACAGTAAGAAGCGCTACCCGATCGACACCCCGGATCACATCCGGGCTGCCTGGGCCTACATCAACATGCCGAAGAATCAGTCTGGTTACTCTCCAGAGCAGATCAAGGCGATCAAGGCGAAGATTGTTGCTGCCGCAAAGAAGGCTGGGATCGAGATTGCGGAGGAGGCGCAGGGTGAGATGAGCCTGCTGTATCCACCGAAGTCCTGGTTCGAGGACCCGGAACTGTCCATGAAGACCCCGCTTACCGTGACTGAAGAGGGTCGCGTGTACGGGCATCTGGCAGCCTGGAACGAATGTCACCGCGACGTGGGCATGAAGGCTTGCGTCCTGGCCCCGAAGTCGCAGAAGAACTATGAACCTTTCCACCTTGGAACCGTGTTCACTGCGGAAGGTGAGCCGGTCCGTGTCGGCAAGATCGTCATGGATACACGGCACGCCGGGATCAACCTTAACTATCGTGCCGCTGCGATCCACTACGACGACACCGGTGATGAAGTCGCTGTCGTACGTGCCGGAGAGGACAAGTTCGGGATCTGGGTGGCTGGTTCAGTGGTTCCCGAAGCGGACGAGCGCAAGGTTGCCAAGCTACGTCGCAGTCCCCTGTCTGGGGACTGGCGAGCGCTGGACGGTCACCTGGAACTTACCGCTGCTCTAGCGGTGAACGTTCCGGCGTTCCCCGTGTTCGCCATGGACGGTGACGAGCGACTGGCCCTGGTGGCAGCCGGAACTGTGTACCCGGATCACCTGGACCCCGATGCTGAGTACGTGGAGTTCATCGAGGCTCCCGATGACGACGAGGAATTCACCATGAGCCAGGAACAGGAAGACCGTGCGTGGGATCTTCGTGAGATCATCGAAGACCACAGCAACTGGGACCAGTGGAACCGCGCGAAGATGCTCTACGACTTCGCTGTGGCTACCGGTGAGACCGGCGCGGTGAACCCCGGTCCGGACCCCATCTACGGCGACGAGGCGATCCTGTCCCGTCAACTGGATGCGAATGCTCCGTACCACGTCATGGAGGACACGGGCGCGGGTACCGTCCCGACCCCTACCGCGTAATGAGGTAGCTGGTGGGCGCTGGCAGCGCTTGGGGGTCGAAGGAAGAACTCCTGCACCCCCGCGACAGTCACGGCCGTTTCCGCAGTTCGTGGAAGATGGCCGAAGGCGTCGTGAACAAGATCATGGCGTTGCTGGACAAGTTCAGCCCGAAAACCTTTAACGATGATGAGGGAGCGCAGAACTACGTTCACGGCATCTCCCGTGGACGGGGGCGCACCTACAAGCCTGGGATTGACTCGTTCCTGCGCAACTTTGGCAACGTCAACAAGAAGCTTGAGGCAGGCGACACCAGCGACCCCTCGGTGAAGTTGGTCGACTCGGAGATGCGACCAATCCCCGATGACCTGATCCTCACCCGCACCATGACACCTGAGTCGTTCGGACTCAACGCGCAAAACATTGCCCAGATCGAGGAGTTGACCGGAAAACTGGTCAACTCGAAGGGCTACACGTCCACCAACATCGGTACCCCCTACGATCGTCAGCCCGGCCGTATCACGATGACCATTGCGACCCCGGCTGGCACCAAGGCACTGATCCCCAACTCGTCTCAGCCCTCCAAGGAGGTTGTGCTCAGCCGGGACCAGCCACTACGGATCACCAAAGTGGAACCCGATGGTGCCGGGGGCTACAACATCCTTGCCGTCGTGTCGGGAGACTCCGATGGCGAGAAGCCGGTTGATATATCCAAGGCAGTACCCACCAAGGACGTCCAGGAAGCTGAGATTCCTGAAGGCGGTGGACAGGTTGGTACTGGCGTTGGTGCAGGAGGCGCTGCTGGCGGCACAGGCACTGGAGGAGGTACTGGCCCCGAGGTCCGCAACGACGGACACGTCGGCATCGTCGGAGGCAACGCCGAAGGTGGCACCGAAGTAGCCGGTGGCGACGGTACCGAAGTGCCTGAGGTGCCGCAGATCCCGGAGAAGGGACCAGACGGCCGCAACACGTTCCGGGACGCGTTCGAGAAGTCCGACTTGCAGGTGCCCTCGGTCGGCACCCGGCGTAAGCAGTTCATGGACGCCTACAACGGGGTTGCCTCCGGGAAGAAGACCCCCCAGGAGGCGGTCAGCGAACTCGACAACCACATCACGGCGAACAAGAAGATCCTCGAATCCGACAAGGCGGACGGTACTGACTCGGGTCCGCTGCCGGAAGACATTAAGCGCCAGGAGGCGTTGCGGGATCTGATCGCTGAGCACTTCAACTTCACTGGACGTAAGCAGTTCAAGGAGAAGGAGTCAGGTGGCGAAGTTAAGAAGCCTGCCGCCAAGAAAGCTCCATCTAAGGCAGTGGCCAAAAAGGCGGCGGCCCCTGAAAAGGCTCCGGAAACCGGTAGCAGCGAAGTCACTTACACCTACCGTTACCTGAAGCCACTGGAGCCTGGTTTCAGGTCAGGTGGATACAACATCGTGCGAGAGGGTTCCGATGGTTCCCAAACGCACGTCAAGGCTTTCCACCAGAAAGACAAGTTCAAAGCCGACAAGATGCTCAAGGGCCTTCAGGCTGAGGAAAAGCAGCGTCAACTT